CGGACAACGCAAAACTACCCTCTGCTGGTGGACGTACCGGTGGCGTTTCCCCGCGGTGGCGGCTGCACCTTGACCTTTCCGGTCAGACCCGGCGACGAGTGCGAGCTGATTTTTAACGATCGCTGCATCGATTTCTGGTGGCAGAGCGGTGGCGTACAGGAGCCGGTAGACGATCGTATGCACGATCTTTCTGATGCGATCTGCTTTGTTGGCCCGATGTCGCAGGCGCAAAAGATCGGCAATATCAGCACCCGCGCTGCACAGCTACGCACCGACGATGGCGCGGCGTTTGTCGAGGTGGCAGCCGGCCATGACATCACCCTTACCACGCCTGGGAAACTTACCGCTACCGCGCAGGGGGGCACCATCGTGACCTCACCGACTATCACCCTTAACGGCAACGTCACCATCAACGGCAGCCTGTCGCAGGGAATGGGGGCCGCAGGTGGTACGGCAACGCTGCTGGGCCCCGTCACGGTATCTAACGATGTGAAGGCGGGAGGGAAAAGCCTGATGACGCACACCCACAGCGGGGTGCAGACCGGCGGCGGCAACACGGGAGGACCCAACTAATGCAGTATCGACAGGAAAATAGTGACGGCGACTACACCTTCGGCAGCGGTGATGACACTTGGCTCGTCAATTCACCGGAGGCGGTGGCGCAGGCGGTTAAAACCCGCTTTATGCTCTGGTATGGCGAGTGGTTTCTTGATGTCACCGAGGGAACCCCGTGGATCCAGTCCGTGCTGGGCAAGCAGAGCTCGGACATCTACAGTCTGGCCATTCGCCAGCGCATACTGGAAACCCAGGACGTAAATGCCATTCAGGCGTTCGATACCACCCTTAACACCTCATCCCGCCGCGTGATATTCACCGCGACAATTGACACCCGCTACGGGATCACCACCGTCACAAGCGAGGCATAATGGCACTTAATCTCGACACGCTGGGGTTATCCGCACGGGTAACTGACCAGGGGATCAGCGCGCCTGATTATCAGGCAATTCTCGCTGACATTACTGGCTACTTTCAGCAGATCTACGGTACGGATGCGTACCTTGAGCCGGACAGCAAAGATGGGCAGATGGTAGCGCTTGTCGCACTGGCGGTACATGATGCCAACAACACGGCTATTCAGGTCTATAACTCCTTCTCGCCAGCCACCGCCATGAGCGATGCCCTGACGCGTAACGTTAAAATTAACGGGATCGTACGTAAGGCGGCTACTCACTCGACGGTGGACGTTACGCTCACTGGTCAAACGGGAACCACGATTACTAACGGGTCCGTCAAGGATACCCGGGGCGTTGCCTGGTCTCTACCCGCCAGCGTAACCATTGGCAGCGGCGGAGCCGTGACCGTCACCGCTACCTGTGCGACCGCCGGTGCTGTGGAGGCGCTAGCGGACAGCATCACTCGCATCGCCACTCCCACGCTGGGCTGGTTTACGGTATCGAACCCCATGTCGGCCACGTTGGGCGTTGAAGCAGAGCGGGACGCACAGATCCGCATCCGCCAGGCGCAGAGCGTGGCCATTTCATCCATTACCCCCTTCGAGGCGCTAGAGGGGGCGATTGCGAACGTGGCCGGGGTGACTCGCCATAAGCTGTATGAAAACGATACCGGCGTAGCGGATAGCAACGGGCTACCGGCGCACTCTCTGTCGGCGATTGTCGATGGGGGTGACGTGACGGCGATTGCGCAGACCCTGCGCGGCAAGAAGGGGCAGGGGGTCAGCACGTTCGGATCGACTTCGGTTACCGTTGCCGATCTCTACGGCAACCCGCACGTTATCCGCTTCTCGCGTTCAACCAACGTGCCCGTTTACGCGGCGATAACGTTAAGCGTCTTTCCGGGCTACACCACCCAGGTAGGGGAGCAAATTAAACAGGCTATCGCCGACTACGTGAACAGCCTGAGCATTGGCGATGACGTGCTGCTGAGCCGCGTTTACTCCCCGGCTAACCTCGGCGTCGTCAGTGGAGGGAGCAGCCGGTTTTACGACATCAATTCGCTGCGGATTGGCCGATCGGCCAGCAGCGTGGCGGCAGCAAATATTGCCATTGCCTATAACGAATCGGCTTCGTGCAGCACGGCCAATATCGCGATAACGGTGGCGTCATGAGTAAATACACAGAACTCATCACCAACTATCACGCCACCCGACCTCGGTTTGTGAACCATATCGACCTCAGTACCCGACCGCTGATTGACACCTCGGCTGCGGTCGCAGGCCTGATTGAGGCGTTTGACATTGACCAGGCGACAGGCGCGCAGCTCGATATTCTGGGGCTGTGGATCGGCAGGTCGCGGCAGGTTAGCGAGCCGATATCCGGGGTCTACTTCTGCTGGGATACCGATGGCTTAGGGTATGAGCAGGGCGTATGGCAGGGACCCTACGATCCCGACGCGGGCTACACCACCCTTAGCGATGAGACCTACCGCATCATTCTGAAGGCCAAAATCGCCATCAACAGCTGGGATGGGCAGAACGACTCGCTGCCCGCCATTCTTGATGCGGCCACCGCTGGCTCCGGGCTGCGGATGCAGATTGTCGATAACCAAGATATGACCATCGCGGTATGGGTTTTTCCAGAGACCGATATAGCAGACGTTTCGCTGGAGCTTATTGCCGCAATCAAACAGGGATATTTAACCGTCAAGGCCGCCGGCGTCTGGGCTGGCGATATTTTGACACCATCCATTCTCACACCATCCGTTGGTTCGAAATTTTTCGGCTTCGACATGGATAACGACTATATCGTCGGCTTCGATAGCGGCGCATGGGGAGTAAAACTCTAATGGCAACAAATGACTTTAAGCCCTTCGCAACAGGGGCAGGTGCTAACGTAACGGCGCAGGCAGAGTGGGCATCGCTCCCGGCGCTGTTTACCGGTTTTCAATCTGGCAAAGCCTCCAGCGCGCAGGTGAATAAAGCGATTCGCCAGGCCAGCTTTATTTCGGCGGCGCTGGCGCAGTACGTCACCAATAAAACCGGGCAGGACGTGCTGGACGACGGCGACATGGCTGGGTTCATTGCCAAGCTGGTGAGCGGCCTGGGGAAAGATTTCCAGCCCGCGGACGCCACGCTGACCAATCTTAGCGGTAAGTCAGTGTCCGGGCTTCTCTCATACCTTGGTTTTCAGGAGGGAAGTAACTGGGTAAAAATGCCCAGTGGCTTAATCATCCAGCGCGGCACGTTGGGTTATAACCCTGGCATTACTGAACTGAACGTAACGCTACAACGTGCTTTTACAAGTAGTAATTACGGCGTGACTATGACGTGGTCAGACAGAAACTTTGACGGTACTTCTACAAGCCCAGCTCCGGCAGCAGTAGCTATAGTCGCCACCTCAAAGAAGCCTACTGGATTTAGAGCGTGGCAGAATGGAACCGGTGGATACAACGTTGATTATATTGCGATGGGGTATTAAGTATGAATTATCTCTATAGCCCGTCAGCGGGCGGATTTTTTCCACTGTCGGATAAAGACATTTTTATTGCGGCTAATCTGTGGCCATCAGACGGCATCGACATTTCAGAAAGCGAGCACGATGCTCTGTTTCCTGTACCAAACGATAAAATTATTGGGTTGAAGAACGGCAAGCCAGCATGGATCGACTTACCGCCACCCACTGACGCGCAACGCATTGAGCAGGCGGAACTGTATCGACAATTACTGTTAAAACAGGCTGACGATATGACCGCCGACTGGCGAACAGAGCTGTTACTGGATGAAATCAGCGCGGTGGACAGAGAAAAGCTCTCGGCATGGATGACCTATAAACGGGAAGTAAAAGCCGTGGATATCGCTACGGCTCCTGAGATTACCTGGCCAGCTCTTCCGGCCAGTTAAACGTCGCCCAGACGCGGGACCCCGCGCGGCGGGGCATGACACGATGACTGCCCTGGCGAGGGCAGTGCTTACCTGAGAATGATTCTTAAGGCTGGCAGAAACGGGGAGGCAGGCTACAATGTCGAGGATACCTTTTTTGCCCGCATAGATCTTTCACGGTATCGCCATAACGAAAGCCGCACGATCGCTGTGGAGAATACGAGCATGAAATCAGGGTCTTACAAATGAAAACCCTGTACATTGCGGGCGAAATTGTTTAGCGTCGTACCGTTTTAGAATATCCGGCAAAAGAAGCAACTGGCACAGATATGAATAGATTTAATGACAAAAGATTGACCGATATTGTGCTGGGAGAAGCCATTCTTGCTCTTTTGAGCGAAGGCGATCCCATAACGCCATACAGCCTGATGGAAAAACTTCAGCTTATGGCCGTCTCAGAAAAAATGGCGTTCAGAAAGCAGGCGTGTACCAACGCCGTCGTTGAGGTGCAAAGCAGCCTTATGGCGCAATCCTCGGAGTACAGCAGCTTTCAGGCAAGCAGTGACTATCCTCCCAGCAGTAAGATGATCCACTGATAGCCTGAACGCGACGTCTATCCGCACTCGTTTCCACAGGAAGTCCGCCGCAGGGATCATCGTACCCTGTCGGCGATGGCGCGCATGGCCATAGCGTAGTCCTGTTTACGCATGCCGTCAGCGGTCTGCTCTGCCTGATCCTGCAGAAACGCCATCATGTTTTGTGCCTGCAGCGGTGTACCAGTGTTCAGCATCTGTGACGCCATCTGTCCTATCAGCGCGTGAATATCGTCACTGCTCTCTAGCTGTAAGTTTTCCAA